TTCGTCTTTACGATCTTCTTTTTGTTTTTCTCTATCCTTTACACCATCAACTTCAACGCCTTTAAGTTGCATGTTGTATTGGAACTCTAACGCCATTAGTTCTTTTTTGAGAGCAGCTTCTTGTTGCATCTTTTGCATATCAATTTGAGCTTGCATTTGACTCAGTTCAGCTTTACCAGCGTTTAATGCTTGGTTCTTTTGAACGTCGGCTTGAGCCGCTGCTTGAGCTGCTTGAGCGTTGGACTGTGTTTGTGCTTGAATATTTTCCATTTGAAGCTGCCTGTCTTTTTCTTGCTTTTTCTTTCTACGTATTTTAAGAAGTTGGTTTGCTAACTTAATATTACGTATTTCTCTAAGATCAATAGCGTCTTCTAGCTCTATTGTTTGTTGTTGTAAAGCTATTTGTATGTTGTTTTCTAAAACAGCTTTTTCTTCTTCGTCTGGTTGTAGCTCTATAAAAATACCAAAATCATACAAGTGTAACTCAGACATCTCTTCTAATGTAGCCACGTTGTGAGCACCTATAGCCTGTATAAAAGCGTTTTTTGTTGGAGAGTACTCTATGATGTCAGATATTCTAAGTGATAAACATTCAGCCGTTTCAGCTGTTAAGAATAAACCAGCTTGTAATATGTGTCTTGTTGCTGTGTTACTATTTGCAGCCGCTAGTTTTTGCACACCTACTAAAGCGTTTTTATCTGGCATACTACCATCTCTAGCTTCGTTAAGACCAGTTACATCTCTTATCATTTGTAGGTAGTAATTGTAATTACCAATAAGAGCTTGCATTTTATTACCACCAGAACCTGATGTTATCTCTTGAATAGGCACTTTGCCCGGGTTCATATCACCTTCACTTGTAAATGATCTACCGATAACACTACCAGTTTGAAAGAACATGTTTAAAGCTTCTTGTGGGTTATAGTTTGTTCCATTGCCTAAATCAACTTCAGCTAATCCGTCAGCATCTAAATAAACGCCATCAGGAACCATTCTAGACAACACTTGCTGTAGCTTTAAGTGCGTTAGCTGTATCATATCAGCAAAACCAGTAATTCTTTTTACTAGTGAATCAATTCGACCATCATAAATTCTTGGTGCTACTATAGCGTAATTCATTTTAACCTTCGTGAAATCGCTTTTAGGGCGCATCATGTTTTTTGACATTTCCCATTTAAGCATTTTGTTTGTACCAAGTATCATAGCGCCATCATATAAGCACTCTATAGATCTTAACATTTTGCTATACCCACCTTCCTTATCTTCTGGCGGATTAAACGAATCGCTTTTAGGTATTATTTTATCAGCACCAGTTGCGGTTTCTTTAACTTTGTATACCTCATTCATGTAGGTTTTGTAGTTAAAATATAAAACTTGAACCGTATTGTTGTCTTCTTTGTCTTCGCTATGTCTAGAGTTATGGTTAGACCTATTGTTAGACTTGTTTTTCATTATATCTTCAAGATCGCTTTCAGATAAATGTGGAAATTGTTTTGCCAACTCATTAACAGGAATGGTTTTAGCCTCACCAACATAATATATGTCTTCAAAGTTAGGAGACTCCGTGTAGGAGTATACGAGATTTGCTGGATCAACATAGTCTATAGTAACACCTTCTGACGTGTTAAATAACGTTTTAACAGCACCTATACCTAACACTGTTAAGTCATGGTAAAATCTTTTTTTAGTTAATTCGTATTTGTTACCCTCAAATAAAACACGTAAAGCCTGTTCTTCGGCTAATTCTACAGCTTGCTTATATGATAACTGCATGTGTATGCCTAGCTCCTCTTGAGAATCAGGTAAATCTTCGTCTTTTACACTGCTTTCCGTTAAGTCAAATCCAAATTTATTTTTAGCGTCTTGATTGAAAGCTTGCAACTGCATGTCGCTTAATATTTGCTCCATGTATTTGGTTCTCTTGTCAACACCGTTGGGAGATTGAGAGAAAGCTTTTATATCATAAGTTCTTTCAGCGATACCGTTTACAACAATATCTACAAACTTAGAAATAATTGGAACTGGTTTCCAGTCTAAATTTAAATAGGACAAATCACCGTTTATAGACAACTCATCCTTGTATTTTTGTATTGATTGCTCGCCTCTAGCGTACAGCCTTAAATTATGAAAATCATTATGATTAGTTCTATACCTACCGTTATTTCTATCATTATTAAACCACTCTTGTTCTATTGCTTTACCTACTTTCAAACCATAGTCGTAGCTTAGCTTTTCAGCATCGCTAACCGTTTGACTCGGGAAATAACTTTTAATGCCAGACTCTGCCATATTTATTACTTGATTATTTGTGAATTGCTTCCAGTATTACTATACTTGGAAATGTTTATGTTTAGTGGTTGTTTTTCAACCTTAACATTTGGCGCGTATAAATGCCTGTTATTAGCCATGATAGCTAAACCAGAACTTATCGACGCATCATGCTTTGTTCTTTTGTTTATATCAAACTTACTCCAATCGTTTAATAGTTCATTGAAATATAAATCACCAAACGTCCCATCTTGCTTCATTCCAACGTGATCTTGTATATACATCTCAATTGCCGCTGCGTGAGCTTGTTTAATATCTTCTGAGGAATTGGGTATTCCACCAACCTCTTTTTCTGCAACAGATAATTTGTTCCATATCTTATCAGGTCTATTCATACTAAACCCTCTATATCCTCTACGTCTCAGGTAGTACAATAGACGAGGTTTATTGTTCTCTGCGAGTATAGGCATCCCGTAAAATACTAAAGCCATTAGAACGTCCTCAAAGAACATCTCGGCTGTTGGTGGTCTTGACAAGTATTCTAAAAAGAAACTATTAGCCGGAGCATCTTCCATACTGAACCTAGTTAAACCGTGTAAAGCTCCTTTCGATCCAACTCCATCTACCGTACCTGATATATCGTAGCTATCACAACCAAAAGCACCCATATGTTCGTTGCCAGGGTATTTAATACCATTTTTAAGCACCACTCTATTTTGCAATTGTTGAGATGGCACCCAACTTACTTTAAACCTACCTTTTTTATCTGGATAAAATATAACTTGAGAATCTTTAACTCCGTTAACCCATTGAAAGTTACCCGTTGTAACTCCTAGCGTTCTAGACATCTCTTCGTTGTAATCTATTTGTTCGTATAATTTAACTAGGTTAAATATACTATTTTTAGTCTCATCTCTAAACGCGTGCTCTGTCGTTCTTGGAAACTGGCGGTAAAATTCGTTTAAAGCATCTTGATCGTCTTTTAAACCATCAACTTCATTCTGCCAGTTGTCTATTACACCTACATCTATTAATTCACCGTCTGGTGTAAGTCTGTCGATATCAGGAGTACTAAAGACTGGAATTCCATACTCGTCAATAAATCCTTCGTAGTTCCATTCCATTGGGATAAAAAGAGAGTATAATCCAGACTTTGTCTGACCATTTCTATTTCTTGTCGTGACATCTGAGGCATTATATAATTTTTTAAAGTTTTCTCCACCTTTATCTAAAGCATTTGAAGTTGAGCCCATCATACATTTACCAATAATCCTACTACCTAATCGTAAACATGTTTTTGTAACCCTCCAGTTATTTAAAATATTATCAGGTCTCTCCCATTTACCAGATTCATCATGAACTAACAAAGCTAGTTTTTCACCATCATAACTATTGTCTCCAGTGTTTTTCCAGTCAATCGTCGTGTCCAAGCCTTCGATTTCCTCCATACCATCTGTGGCTGACATCTTTTTCCTTGTGAACTTGCTAGCAGGTACTCTATAAGCAAGTTCTGATTTAGGACGATCCATACCATCTTGGATAGGTTTAAAAAAGAAAGGATAATTAATTGATATAGGAACAACTTTGTCTGTAAACATCTTCTTTGCATCTGATCCAGTTTTAGATAATATACCAAATCTACTATCACTTGCGAGAGTGGCTAAATTAACAGTTTCTGCTGATGACATGAAAGAAAACCCAGAACGTCTATTTTTAAGGTAGCACATTCCGTAACATCTTTTATCTGCCTTGCAAGCTTCCCAGAATATATAAAATAATCTGTTTGCCTCTCTAAAATCTGGAGCACCTACATCAATCTTACTCCATTGCAAGTACATGTATTGCGTACCTGTTATCCAGGTTGGTTTACCATTATTCGTGAACCAGAACCCCTCTTCCCTTCTAGTGAACTCCTCATCTATATAATCGTACCATTTTTCTTTACTGCTTTCCGGATAGTTTCTCCAATCGAATATATTTTTAATTCTTTGCAACTCCTTGGGATACTCGAATTTCACCCATTTGTTCTTCGGATCTTTGTATATTTCTTTAGGAGCTTTTGGTAACGCAATAACTAGTCCTTGTATTTCTATTATCTCACCTATTTGCCCGCTACGAGATAATACTATAATATCGTGTTCTTTATCGTAGCCGTATTTCCATTTCTTACCTTTGTTAAGACGACTGATTGTCGTTCTTTTAACAGGCTCTACTGTTTTAACTAAACTTTGCTCGTACATTACTTAGATCTACTTTCAGCGAATCCCTTAAAAGTTTTTTCCTTTGCCTCTTCAGGTGTTTTACCCTCAAGCAAGTTTTCTTCTTCTTCAATTCTGTTAAGTATCTCAAATGCGTCAAATATAGCTAATTTTTTAGATGCTGCGGCGTTT